ACAAAGATAGTGAATTAATTCCAATCCATATCAAAAACTTCACGTTCATCGTAAAGTTCTTCAAGTCTTACTTCTTGAACTGTCTCATCACATTTACAGGATTCTGTAATCTGTGGTTCTACCCCCAAGTTATGACGGAGGTAAGATAGGAGGTCAACCCCATTGTTGGGGTCAACCTCACGGTTCTTAATGTCCCTCTCCAAAATGATGTTCTGTTTGGAGGTGAGTTCAAACTCAAGTGTTCTCACGTAACTTTGGAACACATCAACTTCTATCTTTCTCATTACAGTAGTGAGATTATCCAACCGATGACAAAGATACCGACAACGAAAGTCCACAGAGCGTTGGAGTTCTCCTTGGATTGGATTTCCTCGTCAGTGAATACCTTGGTGGTGGGGTCAGGATTTAGACCGTAGGAGATTGACTCCATGATGTTTCTCATGTGTCGGTTTGCGTTGGATACTTCTACCCATGAGTCAAACGCTCCCATCGCTCGTGCGATTTCAATATCGATTGTGGTCTTGTTCTCATCACCGTTAACCATGATGATTATGTTCACACCCAAACTTAGGGTCTCTGTCTTGGAGATGGTATACATACCCATGAACTCATCGGACTTTGTTGGACTGTAACCAAGATGTCCAAGTAACTTCGTGGTCTTTGTAAGGTTGTTTACCACCTCTTTAACTTTGTCAACTGATTGGTTAAGAGTGATGGATTTGGTCGGGTTTGCGATTGCTGATATCATGGTGTCTGTTTTTAAATGTTTCTACAAAGTTATGTTAAAGTTTTGGATTACACAAATTAATTTCCGAAGTCATAAAAAGTATGTGTGGTGTGTTCCAAGACAGGACCAACACATGCAGATTCTTGGACTATCATAAGAATATTCAAGTTCCAAACCCCCACACAACATAGAATCGCTTCATTAAAGAAATCCATAACTGGACCTTGGTAGTTTGAAAACTCCTTTTCAAGTTTAGAAAAGTCAGAGTCTGTAAGTTCAAGGAAAATCCTTGATGGGATTTCACCGTTAGTATCGGTGTGGATTACCGATAAAGAGATAAGTTTCATGTCTGTCTGTTTTTAATTGTTCTACGAAGGTAATACAAATTACCGTAACACCGGTTACGATAACAAAATTTTTTTTAGAACCAAATTGAAAATGTCATTATCGCTTCAGTTCTATCATAGTTCTGTTCAAACCAAGTTTGTTCTTTTTTGAGATAGTCAATCAGAACCGACCAGTCATCCGTGGTGGATTCACATCCAACCTCAACAGACTCCGATAGTTGTTCCGAACAGAACTCAATAATATCAGGTAACAGGTGATGTTGGAACTCGTAGTTCATACAGTTACTGATACCGTCATCACTAATTTTATAAAATAGATAGTCAACCAACTGATGGTAAATTGATGCATTAAATTGTGAGGTCTGTTGATGTTTAACGTTGTAAATTTCACCATCAATCACCGTGTCTTCAGAGAAATAACTCCTTGAGAAAAAAATTGATAAACCCATGTCTGTCTTATTTGTTTGAGGGTTGGATGTCCATACGATACCAAATTGTGAGTCCACCTGCTTCATTACGAGCAAGGGTTTCAACGTAGTCACCATATTGGACCGCTTGTGGTTCGGTCAAAGAGGTTGCGAACTGAACTTCGTCATTGAGGTAATAACGAACGATGTGGAAGTTTTTCTGTTTTTTCATGGGTCAAAGATACATCAGGGGTTTGGATTACACAAATTATTTTTTAAAAAATATCATATTGTATTCGTTCACCTTTGGTTCCGTTGGGATTTGTTGTTTCAATCTCAACTCCTGAGTAAACAGTTTGGTATATTCAATGTGGTGATGAGGTCGTTTGTCTTTGTGTCGTTTGTTGGTTAAGGTCACTATGTCACCCCACTGTTCTTTCAATGAATCAAACTTATTTTGATAACCCAAGTGAGTGTGGTTTTGATACATGTTTGCCATTCCACCTTTCATACCACCTGAAGTTTGTTTACCCGATAGAAGTGAATTGAAGTTCACCGTGCATACATCACCCAAGGACAATACCCTCAAACTTAAATCCGTATCATCATTGTATCTACCCCTCCATCTCTCTTGAAGTCGTTGGTCTAACAGTTCACTGTTGATTAAGATACAAGAATAAATCCTTGTGTTTTTAACAAACTGTGTTCTCTCCGGAAGTATCGCAGGAACAAACGACGCATACTGACAACCCACCAATCCCAAATTCTCATACCTGTCAGAGAAGTCCTCCATAATTTTGAAGAACACACCGTCTTTAATTTTCTTCCTGAGGTTCATATTCCATCGGTAGAACCATTTGATGTTGTCGTCGAGTTGCCAGTGTTTGGTGTGACCGTTTTTTACACTGTGTTCCCATACCCAATTTCGGACGGGGACTGCTCCATTATGTTGTTCAGAAAAATTTTCAGGTAGAACCAAAACCTTATTGATGTCCACACTTGCATTTTTCTTGTATAGTTCAAATTCCTTGGGTTCAATACAGATGTAGAAATCCACACCCATTTCTTCCAAGGTATCAATAGTCAATGTGTTATTCCATCTACCCTTAGATATCACATAAATGGGGTATTTGGGTTGAATTGATTCGGTGTATTGGTATTCGTAATCCTTGTAGGGATTCTCATTGAGTTGATAATATATGTATTTCTTTGAGGTTGGTTTTACACCCAACTCCTTGAAAAATATTTCTTCCTCGGTTTTGTTTCTAAACTTAACTTGAACAACTTTTCTATCAAATAACTCTTCACCCCACTTGAATTCAGGTAGGTTGAAGTAATGTTCATTTTCTAAACTAACAGGTTTAAAATAGTTCGTAAGGACTTTGTAGTTTAACAGTATTGATTCAGGGTCATTACCAAAATCCATAGTTGACTGACCTGACAAATTTGGAACACGAATGTTAGATAAAACCTCCAACAGACCATCTAAGTTATGAGTATGTATTTTCATAGTTTAAAAATAAGCATTTAAAATTGGTTACACAAGTTTCTTAAAAATTTTTTTATACATGTAGTCAATCTCACTGTGAGTCAACCGAGGAAGGAGTAAGGAGAACTCCCTTGGGGTCCAACTCATCTTCTTTAACTCAGAGGTTACTGACTGATGTTTCTCCATTGAGTTCATCATAAACTCAACCTTCTTGGTTTTGTTCCACTTTGTTTTCATTGGTCCTCATCCATTTGAAAGTTTGACTCATCCTCATCAGGAACTGTTGGAAGGTTGATGATGTGTTGAAGTTTCTCCTTGATGGATTCGATACTTACCATCTCAGGGTAATCGTTGAGGACATCAACACAAAGGTTGTGAAGGATGACCAAGTCCCATTGAGACATTACCATATCCTTGTCAAAGTTCATGGTCTTGATGTCAAGGGAGATGTGGGTGTGGTTCTGAGTTTTCATGTCTTTACTTGTTTTTAGTCTGACAAAGATACAACGAATATTTTAACCACACAAACTTTTATAAAAAAAAATCCCCCATCTCATTGAGACAGGGGACAGACATCAAATCCTCAATTATATTATGGGAACATTAAAAACCGAATGATGTATAAAATAAATATACAAACCTGAAATCAGAAAAAAAGTGTTATTGAGAATTTTTCTGAAGTTCTTCAATGGGTATGTAGTTTATTATCCTGTATTTTACAACTTTCCCTTGAGAATTAGAATAGTCAAACATAATTTGAGCACCAATCAACGCTTGTTCGTGCTGGAGACACCGGTTAATTAAATGTAATCCTTCATACTCCTTGAAACGGATTATGTAGTTGTTGTAATCCTTTCCATTCCATTGGAATGATTTCACAAATCGTTGTTCAATGATTGTTCCGAAATTTTTCATCTTCTATAATTGATTGTAAAATTGATTTAGTTGTGATATTTTTGTTATCTAGATTCTTATAACGAGTTTCTGAATGAGGATTCTCACAAAGATTCTGATAAGGTTTATTATAGGGGGTCATATTGTCACCCTTGAGGGACATATTGTCACCCTTGAGGGACATATTGTCACCCTCGAGGGACATATTGTCACCCACCTGTGGTTCATTTTGACCCTCAAGTATCTTCTTAATGATGTCCACATTTAACTTCATAATTCTAATTCTTACGGTCGGACGATTTACAATCACAATATTATCCTTGGTTAAATCTCCAATGATTCTCTTGACTTGTCTCCCCGACAAACTTAATTTTTTACATAGATAATCATTTGAGACCCTTGTTTCAGGATAACTTGTCAAAAATGATATCAGTAAATTATGACTCATATTATATCCAAAATCTCTATATTGGATAAAGTTATATTTTTTTAAGTCCATAATGTAATTTATTATTTGTCATTGGGAGAACTTGTTTCTCCCTTTTTCATTTTATCTAACCATTCCCTCATCAAATCTTCAACGATTCGTTTCATAATTAGTCGTTTTTTTACACAATAAACTTTCATCTCGTAATGTAAGTTTATTTCAATCGGTATCATTTTGTCTGTTTTCATAATACAAATATAGTCATCTATTGACCTTAAGTCAAGTCATGATATATTTATTGAGTATGGGAAACAAACGTATTGACACATACCTCTCAAGGAAACTGTGGAGGGAAGACGGAATCTACTACTTCTGTAGGTTGTGTGGTGATTACAAACGTGAGGATGAATTCTATAATTCAGTTCATACTCCATTTGGTAAGACCTATAAATGTAAAATCCATTTTGTTAAAGAGAAACCACAGAACAACCCTGAGTTGGATTATCTGAAGATGAATACAATCACAGATTCAGATTTCCAACAGACCGAAGTTCTCCTGAAGAATCTTGGTTACACATTTGGACCAACAGAACTTCCTGTATGGAAACAATTTGAAATAAAACACAATCTTTAAAAATTATGATAGGAGCAAGTAAAATCAATCAGACAACAGATGACCTCGACCGTCTACAAGAAATGTTTGACATGGGTCTAAACAACAGTCAAATCTCAAGAATCTACCGAACCAATTCGGGTGAATCATTATCCCGTGTTCACATCTCTCAAATTCGTAGGAACAAAAGATGGAATACAGAGAACCATTCCTTTGTAATGAAATATGAACTTGGAGGTAATTACCTCATTGAAACTGAGGTTATCGACACCATATACAAAACCGTAATTGGTATGGTATTCACAGACACCTCCAATTTGTATGTTTATTTGACATATAAGAACGGTTCTCTACAAAGTGAGGGTAAGATATCACTGATGATAAAACAACCCTCCACAGAAGAACTTACGAGGTTTCATAATCAATGGGTATTTGATGATGTCTCACAACTTAGATAGAAAATATCAAAAGGACGGTATTGATTATTGTTACTGTCTAAAACATGAGGGTTACCAGCCATGTTCTGAGTTTGCGGTAAACAATAAAAAAATCACCGGATTCAATTATTACTGTCGCAAATGTATCAACAGTTATCAACTAACTCGTAGGGACAAAGTAATCCGTCATAAAATCGTGGACGGTGTTGAGATGTGTTTGTGTTCCAAACATGAGGAGTTTCACCCCTGTGACGATTTTCAACGAACCAAAGGTGGTCACGGTTACCAATACAACTGTAAGGTGATTACCAAGATATACAACGGACCAAGAAGTAATGACCTCGCACGTAAGAACGAAAAGGAACAATCAATGGAGATGTTAACCCTACTTGGATACGATACCAACAGTGAGATTCCAATTTATCAACAATTTGAAATTAAACACCAACTATGACACAATACGATAAAGAATTACAATATGTAAGAAAGGTTATAAACTCAGTTCAGAACCAAAATCAACTCAGGGTTGCTCAAGTCCTAAAGAATAACTTCATATCAAAATACTGTGTCTTGGTATCTCCAACAGACCCTACGTTTTTATCCCTGATAAATGAACTCAACGAATTGGAAAGAACAGTTACCCGAAAAATTAGTTCGGATTATTTGTTTTAATCAAATCTGTTTTTTATATTTGTGATATGGGACAACAAAAAGAAAACTACGAGAAAACGATTCCTGTTTTACAGAAACAGAAATTCGCTAAGGATTTAGATTTTTACCTTCTGACCAAAGAAAAATCACAAACAATTCAAACCTCAATTAAATCAAAAAATGGATAACAAAGAAAAACTCATCATCCGACAATCATCACTCAATAGAACGATTGAATTCTATTCTAATATGGGATTAGAACCCACAATGTTGGAATTACTTGCGACATCGGAACACTTGGTTCAATATGTTGAAAATGGTTTAACAAAAGAAATTATTGAAAAAACCAAAGGTGTTGACAAATTTATTAAAGACAAAAAAAATGGGTAAGGTAAAATACTATGAAAACGTATATTCAAATCCTAATGATTTGATTCTTCACTTCTTGAGTGACGTGTTAGACGAAATGAAAATGGATTTGGAATCCGTTGAGGTGACCATCCGTCAAAACGATAACTATGCGCTCATCATGGATAAACACGACAATGTGTTTTACGTCCGTTGGATTGAAGGAAATGTTGATGATGACGATATTATCGTCATTGATTATGAAGTGTTCTATGAAGAACCACTAAATGACAAACAGATTATTTAATCTTGTTTCTTAGATTTTACGTTCTTCCAAATCATAATTAGATTGAGTCCGATAGCACTCATTAACGAAACAATCGTTAAAATTTCTATCGGACTCATTACTGTCATTCCGACACCGACCATCGTAAGTGTATTTGCGATTACGGTATCTCTTTCCATATTATTCACCTGAATTGGGACCACCACCATACCAAAAAGGAATAGGACAGTCAAATACGTTTAAGAACCCACCACCATATTGACCCCTAAATCTTCTTGAGGTTGGAAGGGTAATTGATGATTTAAATGCTCCTGTGAATTCAGGAATCAACTGACCTCTGTTTACTCCGATTTGACTATACGCAGGGTATTTCCATGACTCAAATACAAGGTGTCTTCTCATGAGGTTGTCGAGGAACTGTGCTCTCTGTTGTGCTTGTTCCTTCATGTAACGGAACTCCTTGATACCAATGGATTCGGATTGCTCAGAACGGAATTGTTGGAGACCGATGTTTACCGCTTTTACGAACAAGTTGTCCAAGACAAGATAATATGAGAACGCAATCAAGGTAGGTTGAATGAAATTATTCAATAACTCCCTGTTATATGTATTCGCAGACAACTGAATATCACCCGTATAAACTTGGTCTAAAATCTGATTGTAGAAATTAGTCCCCAAGGTCTCTTGAGTAAAAATCATCTGTGCTGTCGCTATCCCGTATCTCAATTCCTCAGAATCAATATTTGGGTCCAAAGGACTTGAATCCTTCAGACGTTGTTCGGAAATTAAAAGAACATTAACCATTATGATAAGATTGGGTTTGGTATGATTGATAGGTCAATCTCCTGACCTGGATACATAAGTTCCATAACAGGTTGTAATTCCCTTATTAAGAACTGTTGTAGAGGTTTAATTGTCGTTGTGGTGAACAACTTATATGCGGTCTCGATTTGTTCTGCTTGTGAGGAAAATCCTGTTGGTGTTGGAAGACCCAAAAGTGATGGGTCTGGGATACGGTGACCTGCAAGAATATTCTCTCTAACCAACGAGAAAATCTCAGAGAACATCCCTGATTGCATGTTTTGAGCAATCTGAGTAATCTCAGGTTTCTCTCCTTCAGGACCACCCCACGATACTATGATACGACCTGTGTTTCGTGCTCCTGTGTAACGTTCCTCTAATCTCTGTAAAACGTTCTCTTGTTCGTTCTGAGAATCAGGAGCAGACTCAGGGAAATGAACCCAGAGTGACGGAGCAGCGCCGTTGGAAATATTTGATAAATTGTATTCAGAAATCGCTCTTGATAGACGGATATCCAATAACGCTGAGGAGTATTCAGGACTACCATAAAACATATAACCCGGTTGATAAGATTTCATGTGAACAATCTGACGGTCAGTAAAATCATTTGGGTCAAACTCTTTCAGTTCAACAATACCCGCTTTTTTCCACGTTAACCAATCATTACAAAAATACCAAGTGTCAGAATATAATTCTGAGTTCTTTGGTTGACCTGCTCTCATGTATTTGGACGGAATAACATGGAACCCTGAGATACCTTCTCTACGGTCTTTTTTCCACACGATTTCAAGGAATAAATTTCCTGTTACAATAAACTCAAAAAACATCTGTTGGATAACATCATTCAATGTCTCCTTGGTATTGATTCTATAATCATTTACGAATCCCTGTCCCGTTGCATTCATTACCTTAGAACGAATACAAGCGTTATTAATTGGTGAGTAATCTACATAATGGTAAAGTCGTTGGACTTCCATATTATCCGCACCCCAACTCACAAAAGGGTTTCCTTTATACAGTTTCTCCTCCCATCTGTCGATGTTGTCTAAGGAGAAATTCATTTGGTCTATTTTAATCATTAGTCGTTATTAGGATTGTATATCACATAATAAGTATCCGTTGTTCCTGAGTAAACGGTAGGGTTATTCTGATTGGTTCCAACAACATTTACCAACGTCTCATAAACAACGTCATGAGACAACGCAGGATTTAAATTGGTTGTTGAATATTGTTCATAAACTTTTAGTGCGTATTCACCGGGAATTAAGTGAACATTGGTTTCACCACAAATGGTAGCACCGGTCAATACCTCAGGAATTGAATCGTCTATATCAATACAAAAAAGGTCATACGCTGGTTCGTATCCACTAATACTTGGTGGAACTCTAAACGGAATGAAACGAAACCTCTGATTGGAAAGTTTGTGAACCATCGACCATAGGTAAATTACGTTCCCTGTAAGTGTTTTGTTACGAGAACATACCGCTGCTGCTTGGTTGTTTTGATTTTGATTCAGATATATCATCAGTATTCGTATTCAATTAAATCACCGTTCTCTGCTTCCATTATATCACCTGTTTCATAAAGAATGAAGTGTGGTAATGCACTTGGAGTTGGAGTAGGGGTTTTAGTTGGAGTCGGTGTTGGTGTTTTAGTTTGTGTTGGAGTTGGTGTTGGACTAAACGGAGGAACAGGTTGACACTCATCCCAATCATTTGCATTGGATGTCCATACTTCAGTTATAGCACTCCAAGCACAATTAAAAGGTATAGGTGATGTTGTCGGTGTTGGAGTAAGAGTTGGACTCACAGATACCGAAGGTGTGATACTTGGGGTATTTGTAGGACTGATACTTGGAGTATTTGTTGGACTGATACTCGGTGTGTTGGTAGGTGTGATACTCGGGGTATTTGTTGGAGTATTAGTTGGAGTTAAACTAACAGATACCGAAGGTGTTATAGTTGGGGTTGTTGTTGGAGTATTTGTTGGTGTTGTTGGAAAAGGAATTGAATCTGAACATAATCCTATAACCGCACCTCGATAACCACCATTACCTGTTATGGTTAGAGAAGTAAAATTACTTGGTGCGTTAATATTGAATTTAGCGAATGGTGTATCGCTAATACTTGCACAACATCCTAAACCTTGTGCTACGGTGTTTCCTGTAAATGTGGTGAAACAATTTGAACCTACAAATGATAATGTCGGATTACCTTCACTTGTTGTAATATCAAATAATTCTTCATTAAGACCACCTGCACATCCTCCACCGTATATTACAATATCAATATCGTTAACACCACTTGTAAAGTTCAAGGTGTATGAGAATGGATAAATTGGAGGAGGACATGCACTAACACCACCATAACCTACATAGATTCCACCTGTAGGTGGGAATATCGTTCCACCACAACAAAGTTGAGGACTGAAGACATAAGGAGTTGCTGCACCACTAAAAGATTGTGTAATGGTAATTCCATTGATTGTATCAGGAGGATTTACAAAACTATTACACAAATATTGCGGAGAAGGAGTTAAAGAAATAGTCGGAGTAATACTCGGTGTGATACTTGGAGTAAGAGTTGGTGTTAAACTTACAGATACCGAAGGTGTAATACTTGGGGTAATACTTGGGGTATTTGTAGGAGTAAGAGTTTGACTAATACTTGGAGTTATACTTGGAGTTATACTCGGTGTAGGTGTTGGTGTTGGAGTTGGTGGTAATGGTGTTGATGATGGGTCAGGAACGAACCTAACTATAATATCCAATAACGCTCGGTTCTCACCGAGATAATCACTAAACTTTTTATTGAGGAAAACCCTACCCATAACAAATCTTTTTTTTATTTATTATGTGAATTTTAGGTTGTATAGTTTGAGTTCTGAGTGATGTATATTTCATTAGCAAACACATCAACATACCATAAATCAAAACTATTGTGGGTTAGATTATCTCTACCACCATTATTGTAATTTACAATATAACCTGATGCCGTTACAGATGTTAGATTATATGTTCCTGTGTTATCAAATAATATTCTATATCTACCACCATCTCTGATGTTAGTTAAAGTTAAAGTTGCGTTTTGGTCTAATACTATTTTTTGTGAAGATGATACATCAAAATTGATAGTAAATCCTGAACCACCTGAAGTTGTATTGATTAAATCTGATGTATTACCTACCGTTTGTAATGATTTACAGAATAAAGTATTTGTAAATCCTGATGGGTTTGAGTTTAGTCCTTGAAATACAACACAACCTACATTATCCGCAACTGAACCATCACCTATCGCAACTGCATCATCCGCTGATGCTAATGCGTTTCTACCTATCGCAATACCTTCTGTTGCTCCGATAGTTGTTGATGCACCCTGTCCGATTACAATACTTCTATCACCTAATGCACTTGTGCTTTGACCGAACGCAATTGCACTCGTTCCTTCACCATAACTATCTTTACCAATACAAAATCCCGTATTACCTAATACCCATGAGTTTTCACCGATTGCGACAGATGATGACGCTAACGCTCTTGCATTTGTTCCTAAAGCGAATGAATCAGAAATTGACCTTGCATTTTTACCAATAGCGATATAGTTATCTCTCGTTCCATCTCTGTTATCGTTTCTCGCTTGATAACCGATTGCGATTGCATAGGGTGAGGTCGCTTCAGCACCATTACCAATAGCAATCGCACTCTCTGTGGTTGCAGTTGTTCCAAGAAGTGTTAACCAAGATGAAGATTGAACTGCATTATTACCATTTAATGAGGTCATACCCAACACATATTTCAGTTGAACTTTTGATGTTGTAGTTTCACCACTATCATTTTTTACCAACCAGTCATTAAATGTTGATGATGTTGTAGTTGGTAATGCGGATATTTTTAAGTTAGCCATATTGTATAAATTGTTAAATTATCTAATTGTGTGTAATAAGAAACCTGCTGTAATGTTTGCTGATGTTGATGATGATAAGGTTGCTGCTTCAGTTGAGGTAAAAGTTGAAGGGAAGGACGCAGTATTGTAAACCCAAGTTTGAACTGTGGTAGTTCCGATATTTTGTGTTCCCAAGAATGCTGCAGTTCCTGCGGTATTCAACACCCAACCTGTATTAAATGTGACAAACTGTGTAAAGTTGGTAGTGGTTGTAATAGGTGCTGCAAATCTAATGGTTGGATTTGTTGCTGCGTTATATCTTGTAAGAACGAAGTAAACTCCGGGTCCTGTTCCTGAAAATGTGAATGGTGTTGGTAAAACCATAGTTTTTACACCTGTTGAGGTTGTCCCTGTAACGGTGATTTCACTCATTATTTTTTGATAAGGGATATAACCATATCCATCCAAATATTGTGAATTGTAAAGAGAAATATCTACCGTCTCTGTTGCGTGTAGTGTTGTGCAGTTAACCGTAATAGCGGAATAAGTCTCAACACCATTATCATAGAAATATGTTGAACATAATTGATTTTGGTTTGAACCAGGAGAAGCTGCTAATGTCCCAAAACCATTACCATAGTATTGACCAACACCTGCTTTATAGAAGGGTAATAAATTACCTCCTTGTATTCTGTTTTCAGCGATTTTAAACCCCGTGTCATTACCCAATCCATCTTGAATTGATTGAACGGTCTGTGTAATACCTGTTGTTGAATCAGCGAGTTTTAATAAACCCTGATAGGATAAGTTAATTTGTAGTGGGGATAGTGCACTCATACGTTTTTCTTATAAATATTTTAGTTTGTTTCCCCCGAAAAGAACTGTGTAAAGTAGTTGGGGGTATCTCCTGTTATGGGTTGATATGGACCTAACCAGTCCACAAGTGGTAATGTTTTAACCCAATCCAATTCAGGAAACTCTGATGCTTCCATCTCTTGAGTTGATATGACCCATTCACCATCTGTCATTTGGATAGGGTAGAAATACCAATCAGGAGCAACCATTTCTCCTATAAGGGTATCTTTTTGTATAATTGTTAATAATCCTACTTTCATAATTAAACTTGTCTTCCTAATGTTGTTTGGAAGTTCTGAATCGTTGTGTATAGATTTGATACTTCACTATCTGTTAATGTTGTTCCAATGGTCGCAAACGCATATTGTCTTGTTGTTGGTGTTGAGATTGTATCACTCACACTCAAATATCTTACACATAATCCAATATTACCATTTGGAATACCAATTGTCGCAATCGCAGAATTACCTAAACTTGTTCCATTTTTATAGAACTCTGTATCAGGACCTGACCTTCTTGTAATTGTGAATAACCCTTGTGAATTACTATTTGAGAATGTTCCTTGAGTGGTCGCGTTTACAAGACCTCTTGTATCATCCAATGTTGACCTTGAGTTTAATTGAGTTCTTTGGTTAGTTCCTGAATCTTGATAAACACCCATATCAAATTGAGCGGTTGAAACCTGTTGGTCAGTTCTTGAATAGAACGACATATGGAAATCTGCAATACCACCAAAATTATTAGGATTACTATTTGTATTTCCCCAACCATTAGTTCCGTTTGAAACTACACCATTGGTAGAGAATGTTAAACCACCATTCCAAGTGATATTACGGGTTCCAGGGGTCTTTCCGTTGACTGATTGACCTCCACTACTATTTCCACCTAAAAGTGGGTAGAATGAGTATAATTTACTCCATAGACCATAATTGAATAGGTCATAGAATAATTGATATGTTGCTCCTGATGATGTAGCGTCAAGAGTTCCCCCACCAGCAATTACCGCAGACATATAGGTCTGTGCTT